CGCACATTCGCTGGACGACCTAATTACTTATATAGAAATTTATATTACAAAAATTAAGTGTCCTCGTAGGCCAGTATTAAACTATTTATTTTATAGAAACGCTCGGAGAATGGATAGAAAAGAAGCTCATTGCGATCGACATGATGCAAAGTGTGGCGTTGTTTTTTTTTCTACGACGCTCTTAAATTTTAAAGATATTTTTAGATGTAGAAAAGAATTCAGTACTACAGATGAATTGGTTATGTCTGTATATGCCGAGATAGTCGGGAGTTATCATATGCGAGATAATAAGTTGGAAGAAAAAAAAACTTTACACTGGGGAGCTTTTAGTGAGTTTTATAGAGAATTATATACTAGTAAAAGTCAAATTGGGATTGCTCCAATGACAGATCATGTCAATAATCCAATGCCATCAGTAGTTTTGCCAGACGAAACTATTCGGTCTTTAGTGAAACATTTATCAGATCGATGGATATCTTTAGTAGCTCGTGTAGACCACTATCGCCCAAATACTTTGGTTGAAAAAGTTATGGGTCGTCTTCATTGGGAAAAAATTATTTACGAAAAGTATAATGATATGGAACAGGTTTTATATACTACTAATGAAGTTAGCCCTCTAAAGTTGGTGAAACTTTACAGAGAATTTGATAATGATGGAGCAATGAGAGGCCCATCGTATAACTATCTTAGACGAATCATTCCAAAGGCATTGCGAACTCTTGAAAATAAAATTGATTGTGAAGATAGAGTGGGAACTGTTATGTATAGGTACAGTCCTGTAGACCTGTTTGATATGGTTAAAGTAGGAACGTCAGGAGGTATTATAATTGGAGGGAGCGGTAGTACAGTTATCGACGGTGTTAAACATGTTCTCCGTAATAGTGGTAATAAACTTCTCCATCTAGAGGCAGCAGTCAGAGAATATCATAGGCATATGATAAAATGGTCGAAAGGAAAAAAAACTCGATATCAGCCAGTGTGTTCTACTCGTATTAAAGGTGAGTTTAAATATGGTCACGAAAAAAATGATCAAGATCTTTGGAAGATGCCTTTTGTTAGCCGTGAGTTTTTCATTCCTAGTGTTAATATGGCCTTTCTTTCTTCGTCCTTGTATAAAGAAAGAATGGTTTTTGAACGTGGTAATGTTATTAGAATAGGAATGAAATTTTGGCACGGAGGTGCCTGGGAATTAGCTAAATATTTGAATTATGATATACCAGGCATTTTTTGGGCAGATGGTGATATAGAAAAGCTTGATAAGCATATTAAAGATTGGCAATTATATCTTTATATAGCAGCAGGATCACGATATTTTAATTGGAAGGCTCTCAGGGAGTCTCAAAAAGATTTTCTTGAGATGTTGATAAAAAAATTGATGTATTTCATTTCCAATAAAGTAGTCGTCCATGCAGGGACTTTTTGGAGGTTTATGCGTGGGTGTATGTATTCGGGAGGTATGGAAACATCTCATGGTGATAGTTGGATTATGGCTTTTATTTTCTTCCTGTTTATTCACCACAAGATGACACAGTATCCCGAATTGTCTATAGCTATTCAAGAAAATTTGGATAGCGGTTTTATTGCTATTGTTGTCTATGGTGATGATCATGTTTGGTGTTGTCCTCAGTTTCTTCGTCCTATAATTAATGTACTTGAGTTTAGAATTTTTTTGGCAGAGTATTGTGATATGAATTTACGAGATTATTTAGAATATGATAGTTTTCTTTCTGAGCCTGATTTTAAATCGGGGCTCGTTAAAAAAAAAGGTCCAAAATTTTTAAAACGGTATTTTATCTTAAACGATACAGATCCTACTTTAGTTCCAGTTTTGCCTTATAAGCCTTTGTTTGAACCTATGTTAAAGCTTTTTAAAGATACTGATTGTGTGTATGAAAATTATGCGCTTAAGGCTATTGGGGCAGCTTGGGATACTATGGGGACTAATGCCCTACATTATAATTTGGTTAAAGATTTTTATGATAGTATAATGTATGGTAATCCGAGAAGTCCTTTAGAAATGTACGAAGCGGCCAAAAATGGAACCGATGGTCGTATTCGTATGGATAAGATTGTTCGTAGAGTTCAGATGAGTGGGCCACAAGTTTTTAATCATTTTCCAAAATATAGTGAGATGAGAAGTCGCCATGTTTATGATGCTAATTATTGTCGATATGGTAATAAAGGAGA